GATTGGGCATCTCAAGTTGTATTGGCCGAACGCCAAGAGAAATGTTTGGATCAAGTGCCATGTTTAATAATCTCCTTCACCAAACGTACCGCTGCCGCTGCCGCCAAAATTAACAGATGGGCCGCCATACATAGAGCCACGATTTTTTAACGCTTGTTGCAACAATGAGTTTTGTGCTTGATTTTGGCTGTAGTTCATATACGTGCCCAAACCACCCGTAAAGGCATTAGCCATACCAACTTGACCCGCCGCTTGAGCCGCGCCAGCGCCGGTCATTAGGTTGCCTGCGCTGGTTGCATAGTTTTGGCCAGCTTGACCGACTAAATTAGTAGCAGTTTGACCAATGCCTGCCAAGCCTGCTTGACGGTTGTACAACTGGTTTTCGCTGGCTACGCCAGTGTTATATCCAGTCAATGCGCGGTTGTAAGCGTTGCCAAATTCTTGCGACCCCATTTCTTGACCAAATCGAGTAGCCGCTTTTAAAGCGCCGCCAGAAATCAAACCACCACGAGCAGCGGCTTGACGATCAAGCGCTTTTTGGCCTTCGGACAATCGAAATGCGTAGCCTGGGTCAGCTTGATAATCGCCTGCGCCAAACTTAAACGCGCCAGGCACATTGCCTGCTGTACGTTGCAGTTCTGCTAATGCGTTATAACCCGCCTGACGATAGGGCGCTTGATCTGCGCGTGTTTGTTGAAATTGTTCTGCTTGAAGTTCAGCAGCGCGGTCAGCCGCCGCTGCCTGTGTTTTAGCTGCGCTTTTAGACGCGCTTGCGCCAAGTAAGGCGCTTCCACCAATTGCTAGGGCCGTCATCCATGGCATATTAGTTCTCCTGTAGGCACTGGGCCAGTTCTTGTGCTTGCGCAACATTGCTTGGCACAATTAAAACTTCATCAATTTCATCCATATCAGTGCATTCTGTTGCATGAATGCAGTACCACACAACATCTGTAAGCGATTTTACGCCATGATGTTTATTTGCTTCAATGGTTAAACAAGCTGGCGCGTGAATAATTTTGCGCTCGTCATCTACCATCAATTCAATTGAACCACTGGCAAGGATCGACAAATGGCTAAATTTGTGCTTATGCTGGACAAGCACATGACCCGCAGGAATGCGCGTTTCCTTTGCGTAAACCCCCGCGCTAAAGTGGTGGTTAATCATTAAGTCACCTCACGCCCAGAAACGCGAATGTTGATTGCGCTGGCTGTTCCGGCAATTGTACTGATAAAGTCGCCAACGCCAAGCACTTGGCCAACCAGCTCAGGGAACGTGTAAACCTCAGACACCTGCAAGGTCTTGGTCTTGGTGATCAAGTTGGTATTGCCAGCAGAGCCTGCGGTTGTGACCAAGTTTACGCTGATCGTGGCAGCAGACGCGCTAATATTAGTAGCCGTAAACTTGTCAATGATGGCAGTAACGCCAGTTGCGGTGTACTGGGTGACTTGAGTTGCTTCGGCAAATTTAGCCGGTACGAGGACTTTGACGGTGACTGTCATGATGTTCCTTATGTTGGCGCGGTGAACGCCGTAATCAAACCGTTTGAGAACGTCAAAGAACCATCAGTTCCCAAAGCGGTAATTTTTGCCAATGTTACAGAACCAGTTGAACCTGTTGTGGAAAAACTAGCATCAATTGTAATTGAGCCTGCGCCGTTATTGATAGTAATATTTGTTCCCGCTGTTAACGTAGCTTTGCTAAGTGTATTACCCGTGCTATTGCCAATTAACAGTTGACCATTAGTAAATGTTGTTTGGCCCGTACCACCAGACGCAACAGGTAGTGTTCCCGTGGTCAAAGCAGTTGTAGATGTGGCATACATCGCGCCGCCAGACGTGAATGATGACAAGGCTGTACCGCCCGACGCCGTAGGCAATGGCGGCACTAAACCAGATATTTTGCCGCCAGTAATATTGACGTTCTCAGCATTTTGCGATGCAATAGTTCCAATCTCTAGCCTTGGCGCAGTTTCTACTTCTTGTTTTAAAGCCGCTAAGTCAGCGCTTAAATCAATTGGCAATGGTTGCGTTTCTACAGTTTGAGCCAATGATTGAAGCGCTGCGTCATAAGATGCAATCAAAGATTCAGAGTTTGGGCCAACAAGATCGTCAACAACCGTAGTTGCAATGTCATTAAGCGACAAGAAAAATAAGTACCAAGCGCGGTCAATCAAACCCGTGCGAGGGTCAACCATCGGCACTCGCGGCGGCGTGATTGGCGTTGGCGTAGCGTTAGGGCTAGGCATTTGTTGGACTCAGAATAAGTTCTGCACCCATGATGGCAATCTTCACAGGGTCAGTGGCAGACACCTCATACACTCGGTCACGCAACTTAGTAGTCATGCCAAGCCGCCGCCAGATTACACGTTTGTAATATTGACCAATCTTGCCCATGGATGTCCAATGCTCGTTTGACCATGTGTGGCCACCATCGTCTGAAAAGCGAAGCATGACTTGAGGATCGTATCCTGGTGTGGCAAGGTAAGAGTTGGTGACAATTTCATAGCCCGTAATATCAGTATCTGATAAATCAAATTGACCCAAAGGCTCAAAACCATCCCCCGCCTCAGTAGTCAAAGTGTCGCCTGATTGAGTAGCTAAATACGTTTGAACATATTCGGCTACAAGATTTAACCCCGACTCAGTATCTATGTTTTCACTGTCATAGCCAGGAGTTCCATTTAAACCAACACCAGACTCGCAATCTAGTTGCAACATGTGCTGAGTTGTGCGCTTGAGGGTGTTAGTGCCAGTAGGCAACGCACGCCATGAGCGTAGCCATTTCTGAATGCTGCCGTTGTCGGAATAGTCATCTAGGTCAAACGCATAGATGTTGCCGTTCTCAAAGTCGCCAATGACGATCTTGTTGTTAAACGCCATCTGGCAGTTGCCACGGTGACGGGTAAAATCGCCACTGACAAAGCCTGCACGCTCATGCCAGGCTTGTGTTGCCGCGTCATAAACCCAAGTTGTATTGGCAGTAGGGAAAACCAAAACATAAAAGCTGTGGCCGTCTTGTTGGTATGTGTAGCCAATAGCGTCTGACAAATCAGCGTACTGCTGAATTTGCCACTCAACAGCGTGGGTAGAAATCCGAACGCCTGCATAACCATTGGCGCGGTAGACAATACCTTGGCCACGGCGGTCACGGCCAAGCCAGAACAGCCCGTTGTCCATTTTGGCTATGGAGTAAGGGGCAGCGCACCCTAACTCGTTAAACGCGCCTTGGATGCGTTCTAAAGGAAAATCGGTTGCGCCAGAGTCGTACCAAACTTCAATTGAGTTCGTGCCAAACGCCCACACTTCGCGGAAGTTAGACGTTACGGCTACCAAGCCGTCAGGTGAGCCTTCAGCGGCTTTAAATTCTGTTGCGTCAATTGATGTGCCGTCTAGTAGCTGTGTCACCCATATCAACTGGCTGTTTGGCTCATTGAACACAAAGTAACCATCCAGATAGCACACGGTTGTAGCGCCTGGGAAGTCAGGGTCAGTGATTTGGCCAAAGGCATTTGTGGTGTTGTTGTAGATGTAACTGGGGCCATTGGCCGCAATGAACAACTGCGTGCCGTTGTCAGCCAGACTGACGGGGCCAGTGCCAGCCACCGTGCCAATCAGCGTGGCCGCATAGGCATTGTCAATTTTGTACAGCTGAGTGCCTGACACAACAAAGCCAATGCCGTCTTGGGGTGAAAACGCCCACAGACCACGAATAGGGCCGTTGCCGACAGTGTTAAGTAACTTTAAACCAGGGGCGCGGTTCAGAAACGCTGGTTCTTTACCGGCCTCGGGGACGATCTCGGGAAAAAGGTTGACCATCCGCGCGTCTGCCGCATTGACAGACCGCGCTACATAGGTAGAGCCAAGAATCGGCGTTTTCATTACGCAACTACGCCATCAATCACAGCAAAGTTAATTACAGGAGCATCAGTGGCTACGCCGCCAGTGGTCAAGAAAGTAATGTTAAAACTACCCGCTACCACCGCAGTAACCAACAAAACATACAAGTTAGTGCCAGATGCTTGATTTAAGATAATTACATCGTTTGCGCCAACTGTGCTATTGGTAACGGTAAACGTAGCCGCAGTAGCAGAACCAGCCGCAGAAAACATAGTGACAGTGCCGCAGCGCTTGTTAAGCGT